GCTGCAACCTGACCAAGAATTTTATATGTTTCTGGCATTTTATAGTCCTGTTAAAAACGATTTAGCAAAGCCACCAGAAGCACTAGCGGCTGAAGTGTTTGCAGTGTTTGCTTGAGCATATGCAGCATTTGCTGCTGCGAGTGCTGCATATACTTGACTCCATGCATTAGCGTTCATTTGAGTTGTGGTGACTGTATTCGCTTGAATCGCACCGCCTTTGAGTTTACGAGCCATGATTATTTATCCTTTAAAGCAGAAGTTGGTGCAGTGAAGTTAGATGTGTAGCGAGCGTAGCCTTTGGTGATGCGAAGATCGTCGATGTAGCCATTATGTAAATAATTTGTATCATAATATCCACCAATTACCATATATGTTCCAGTGTAATTGTTTGTGTCTGCTACTGATATTACTTCTGTGCCATTGACATAAAGTTTTGTAGTTCCACTATTTCTTACTACTGCAGTATGATACCATGTATTTGGTGTAATACTATAACTTGCACTTTCAGAATTACCGTTGCGATAAATTTGCCAAACACCAGTCTGATAACCAAGTGCTAAATTTGATGTTGATGCTTGCAATCCTCCAGCCGTCGACGATATCTGCCATATTCCTCTATGGTTTGTATCCAACTTATTTACCCAACACTCTACCGTAAAATTTCCTGTTCCAAGAGGTAGAGATGTGTTGGCGATGTTTGTTGGTGGTGATGTGATTGTTGGTGCAATTGCAGAACCTTTTATAACACGCAAACCAGATATGTAACCTTTATGAGTCGTTGTAGAGTTATACTCACTCAATACACCAATGCTGATTGTTTCAGCTGCATTGTTTATCGTTCCTGAAATACTGGTGGTCCCCACAGATACTCCATTCTTATAAAAAGTTAATGTTGTGCCTGATCTTGTAACAGCAAAATGATCCCATTGTCCTGTTGTGTTAGTAACTGAAGCTGTGTAGTTTTGTGTTCCACCAATATTTGCGTAAAGACCAATCAATGTAGATTGGATTCTAAAAATCCAAGCTGTGCTGGAACCCCACTGACACACCAATACATTATACTGTGATGCAAAAGTTTCAGTATATGCCCAACATTCAATAGTGAAGTCACCAGATCCAAAATCAAATGCGGCATTGTCTGTAATGCGTAAATAATCATCAGTTCCATCAAAATACCCACTCCCGCCAACATTCGCTGTTGAATATGCAGCTGTTGGAGCAAATGGAGACCATGCTTGAATTGATGTATCACCATTGCGAGTGACTGTAAATGCATTCGTTGAGTTATCAATAAATCGATTTGATTGAAGCGTGAGTAGAGATGTATTAGCGATATTTGTTAATGGTGATGCTGGTGTAGTAAATGTAGTTGTGTAAAGTGCACTACCCTTTACCATGCGGAAGTTAGATATATAACCTGTAAAAGTATAACCTAAATTTGTAGGATCGCCGCCTATTCCCAAAGACGCGGTACTGTTTAAGTTCACGGAATTTGTAACCGAGCCCGTTGATACTCCATTTCTGTATAATACAAGTGATGTACCGCTTCTAACTACAGCTATATGATACCAATTATTAGGAGAATATGTTCCCGAAGATTCTGTTATCACTAAAGAACCATTGACCCAAAGTTCTATTCTTCCACTGGTAGAAAGTGTTTGCATTAAAATAGCACCTGAAGCAGTAAACCCCTTTCCAAATACAGTTGCTACCCCAGTACTTGTTGGTTGCATCCAAAATTCAATAGTAAAATCACCACTTCCCATTTGCAGAGCTGCATTGTCGGCAACTGTTAAATAATCCCCAGTACCATCAAAAAATGCACTCCATCCAGTTTGACTAAACGGAGAGAAACTACCTTGAGTTGCATTACCATTTCTTGTAATGGTGAAATTATTATTGCTAGAATCTAAGAATGTGTGGTTGTTTTGATTGTTCGTTCCGTCAGCATGAATCAATAGAACATTATTAGCGAATAATACACCTTCTCCAGTTGACGTCGTGACAGTAAACTGTCTCGTGGAGTCTTGATTTTGAGCATCAGTTGCAATCACACTAAACGTATATGTTGTTGCATTACCAGTTGGTGAACTGACTGTTCCACTGATTAGCCCATTTGCTGCAAGACTAATTCCAGTTGGTAAGGTATTTCCTGCTGCAAGCGCATAAGTGATTGGTGTGTCACCTGTGGCAGATAGAGAATAACTCCAGGAAATTAACTCATCTTGCGATGCACTTAAACTTCCTGCTGACGTGACCCATGTTGGCTCACCAGAAATTAATAATCCTGGATATAGAATCGCAGTTCCACCATCTTCTGGATTGATCACATAAACAGGATAGGTTCCAGTCGAAAGTGCTGGTGTTGTGAAAGAAATATTGCTTGCACTGATAAACGATTGAGAAGGTACAGCAGCACCGTTCACAAGAACTTGTGCATTGGCAGCGAAACCAGAACCAGTAATATAAACAGTTTGACCACCTGTTGAGTTTGCAGCAGTGTCATTGCTTGGATAGATGAGGCTCTTGACTTTCGGACCACCACTAGCACCAGATTGAATTTGAGTCACAACAGTTGTTTGTAACTGGGTTACACTAATCGTATTCGCTTGAATTGCAGAACCAGGGAGTTTATAGATACTCATTATTTGTCCTTCAACGCAGAAGTTGGCGCTGTGAAGTTTGATGTGTAGCGAGCATAGCCTTTGGTGATGCGAAGATCGTCTAAGAATCCATTTAATGATCTAGTATTACTTGCATCTGAAGCGCCTATGACAGAATAATTTGTGCCACCATTATATGCATTTGTGTTTGTTGCAGTTGATCCAATTTGAACGCCGTCTACAAATGCTCTTAGTGAACTTCCTGATCTGCACCATGCAATGTGATACCAAGTATTAATACTTGGCGACCATGAAAAGTTACTATCGAATGCTGTGTTGTATCTGCCGATAACTAAACCTACACCAGTTCTGTAAAGAATATCATAGGCTTCAAACGAAATAGAACCAGTACCATACTTAAATTGCGCAGTGCTAACTTTGGCATCACCGACTGTTTCAATTACATTCTTCGCTGTTTGGTCGAAGATGCCAGCGTTGGTGAAGTTGAGAAGTAAAGATGTATTAGCAATGTTTGTTGGTGGTGCTGTTGGTGGAGTAAACGCAGAAGTATAAACAGCAGTACCTTTCACAATTCGAAGACCTGACAGGTATCCATTTAGAGGATTAACTCCCGCAGATGGTCCTGCGCCCACACCTAAATTAGAGGCACTATTCATTAAAGTCGTTGAGTTAGTGACAGTTGTAATCAAACTGCCATTCGTGAATAATCGTATCGAACTTCCACTTCTCGTTAATGCAATATGAAACCATTGACCTGTTGCCATTGTTCCAAAAGAACTGCCGCTCAAAACATCCCATGTAGATCCAGAACTAGCGTATGCTATGAGACTACCTGACGACAGGAAAATCAGATAGGGACTGATAGCTGCAGCATTCCATCCTTTATCAACAACAATTTGTGTGCCTGATACAGAATTGAAATATACCCAAAATTCAATAGTAAAATCAGTAAATGATTCTAATGCGACATTATCTGGTACTGACAGATAATCTCCAGTCCCATCAAAATACCCACCACCACCCACATTTGCTGTTGAATACTCAGCAGTTGGAGCAAATGGAGACCATGCTTGAATAGAAGTATCACCATTGCGTGTGATTGTGAAGTTGTTATTGCTATTGTCTATAAATCGATTTGATTGCAGTGTAAGTAATGCCGTATTGGCATCTGAAGTAAATTGTGTTGTTGATGGTGTGAAATTGGCTGTATATCTTGCACTATTTGAAACTCTTAAATTAGAAATATATCCTGGCCAATTTTCAGTAGTGCCTGAAGTCCAAGAACCAATATATCCCGTTGATCCACTAAATCCTACATTGGTTGTTGTATCTAAAACCTTTGTTCCACCAATAAAACCAAACACATTAGAAGATTGTCGAACAACTGCCACGTGAACCCATGTATTTTGAACTAGATTAGTTGCAGCTGTTGCTGCAGAAAAACCATAAAAACGAAGTTTTCCTGCATCTAATAACATTCCTAAACTAGTACTGGTTACAAAAATATCATGAAAACCAGAGTGATTTCCTGTGTAATATACCCATGCTTCAATTGTTAATGGTCCAGTTCCTATAGAAGATAATGTTGATCCAGGACTATAAGTTAGATAGTCTCCAGTTCCATCAAAATATCCACTCCATCCAGTTTGACTAAATGGACTAAATGTTCCTTGAGTTGCATTACCGTTTCTAGTAATAGTGAAGTTATTATTCGAAGAATCCAAGAATGTATGATTGTTTTGATTATTCGTTCCGTCAGCATGAATCAATAAAACATTATTCGCAAACAACACACCTTCGCCTGTTGATGTTGTAACAGTAAATTGTCTTGTAGAATCTTGATTCTGTGCATCGGTTGCGACAACACTAAATGTATAGGTTGTTGTATTGCCTGATGGAGATGTGATTGTTCCACTGATCAATCCATTTGCAGCAAGAGAAACTCCTGTTGGTAGTGAACTCCCAGCAGCAAGAGCATAAGTGATTGGAGCATCACCAGTTGCAGATAGAGAATAACTCCATGCGCTGAGTTCATCTTGCGATTCACTCAAACTTCCAGCAGCAGTCGCCCATGCAGGCTCAGCAGAAGAAATATAACCTGGAACAAAAATTGCAGTTGCACCAGAGTCTGTGTTGATCACATAAACTGGATAAATGCCTGCGGATAATGCTGGTGTTGTGAAAGAAATATTGCTTGCGCTGATGAATGACTTTGAAGGAACGGCATTACCGTTGATATAAATGGCATTATTTGTTTCGAAACCAGCACCGTTGATATAAACAGTTTGACCACCGACAGTGTTACCTGCTGTGTCATTTCCAGGATAGATCAAACTAGAGACGCGAGGTCCACCACCCGCAGAGATCTGATTCACCACAATTGTCGACAACTGCGTTGTTGTAATCGTATTTGCTACAATTGCTGTTCCTGGTAATTTTTCTGCCATTTTCTTTTCCGATTATCCGTTAAGTTTGGTAATAATAATACCAGAGCCGCCAGATCCACCATAAGAGGCGAAAGAAGCATCACCATCTGCACCGCCTTTTAGTTTTCTTGCCATTTATTTAGTTATAGATCTGCCCCACCTCGAGAGCAGTTAGATTCTCTTCCGAACCTATTAATCCTTTTGCAAAAGTATTAAACGAAAGACTGACACGAGTTTGTTCGGCTTGTACTACATTTACTGAGTGTCTTAGCGAGGAAGGAAAAATCACTAATCTTCCTTGAGTGGCTTCTAACCACCAAGTTTTTGAATTGTAGAGATTGAAATTATCTGTCGGAAAGGAAATCTGATCATAATGATTTTTTTCAAAGTAAATTCGATCTTTTGAATTATCTGTTTGCACATAGAAAACACCAGAAAGAAATGAGTTTGGATGCTCATGTGCATGATGCCATTGCCCTGGTTTACTATAATTAACCCAAGACTGAGTGATGTACAAATTTACATCTTTCGAAGGCGCAACAACTTCCTGAAAATAGGTATCAATGGAAGTTTGAATAAAAGCGCGGAGATCTTTAAGTTCTTCTTTTCGAAGAATAAATCTATCCGCGCTTGTTGTATTGCCCATGTTGGGCTTCATTTCAAGATCTAATAGAGCACCTTTCTCAATTTCAGTTAAATCTCGACCCAGATGAAACATTCCAACCGCAGTCGGAAATAATGATATAATTTGCATAATATACCTCCATGATTAAAATAGATCAAGCTGGAACAGAATCCTCTTCCCAAGAAAGAGTTGACTCGTTCCAAATATATGCTTTCCCATCATCTGGCTTTGCAACTGGTGCTTCCCAATCCGCTGTCGTGTTATTCAACGTCCAAGATACAAATGGTTTTGGTGGAACAAATGCATCGAGTTCTGCATTGTATGCAAAACCGATACCAGCATAACGCTTGCGCATATTTCCGTTGTAAGAAGTTTGCTTCCATGTGCCGCCAAGTAGACGTTCACAGAATGCTGCACCGATGTGTTCTTTCTCAACACCGTGCGCATCAGATGTGTCATCATTACCGACAACAATAACTCTCTTTACAACATTATTTTCATCTAACTCTGCAAAGTGTGCCATATTACATTACTCCTTAGATTTGTACTCGTTCACTTCTTCGAAATCTTCAGACTCAAAAACGCCTGTGATTTCCTGAATTTGTTTTTTCGTCCAGATTGTATTTATTGAATCTTCAAACTGCTTAATCTTTTCCATCGTATCATCTATTTCTTCCCACGTTGGCTGCGGTCTCTCGTCTTCCCAAATTGTTATATCACGATTGCTGATTTCCCAACGAGCACCTGGACGAAGTAGGTGCATTGCTGTGTTGATTCCATATAACTGATATATTTTTACTTCTTCATTCATAAAGTCACTCCAAGTTTACGGATTAAATTTTAAAATTACAATACCAGAAGACCCTCTACCTGCGGGATTTCCACCGCCGCCACCGCCACCAAGATTGTCAATTGCATTATTTCCTGCTGTTGTTGGTGCTGCTGGTCCTGCTCCACCATCTCCACCACCTGATGGTCCTCCTATTGCTCTCGGTAGAGCACCTGTGTGTCCACCACCACCACCACCAAAGTACACATTGTACAATGTGCCACCTGCAATAAATGGACAAATAATGCCAATTCCACCATTACCTGTTGCAGTTGGTGTTGCTGGGCTTGTGCTACCACCCACAGCGCCAGCGCCACCGCCTCCACCACCAGGATTTGGTCCACCAGTCGCATTGCCACCATTGTTTCCTTGTGATGGATAAACTGACGGAATATTTCCAGATCCTGCACTGGCTGTTGGTCCACCTGCTGTTCTTCCACCGCCGCTTCCACCTGAACCACCTTGACCACGAGCATCGTTTGGAGTTCCTCCAGGTTGTCCAGGTGTTCCACCAGCACCACCGCCAGCAGAGGTAATAGTCCCAAATACACTATTTGTACCACTTGCACCTGAACCAGTGTCATATGGTGTTGCTGGATATCCTCCAGCTCCGCCAGCACCAATAGTAATTGTATAAGCATTGCCAGCAGTTAGTGGGTAATTAGAACCGAATCTAACACCACCAGCACCGCCACCACCGCCATACCAACCGCCTCCACCGCCGCCAGCAACAACAAAATAATCGCAACTTGTGATACCAGTCGGACCAATAAATGAACTTGTGTTTACAAAAGCAACAACGCCTGTTCTTGACATAGAATATCTGAGAATAACAGTTCCAGAACCACCAGAACCACCAGCTGAACCACCATTCGGACCATACCCACCGCCGCCTCCGCCTCCGCCAAAGTTGGCAGTACCAGAACCACCTGGATATCCTGCTCCACCGCCAGGAGAAATTCCACCTTGACTTCCTGCGTTTGGATCTAGTGGAGTTCCGCCACCACCAGCACCATATCCACGCGCAGTACCAGTGATTGATGACATTGCATTTTGTCCATTCGGACCGCCAGCGCCACCACCACGACCTGTGCCTGGTGTTGCACTATATCCTTGTGCTGGACTATAAACGTTTGGTAGATTTCCTAATCCAGCAGGTGCGCCGCCAGAACCACCATTTTGTGGACCAGGTGCACCTGCGCCTCCACCATCTGTTTGTATTCCACCAGGAGTTGCAGGTGAGATACCAAAAAATGATGATGATCCAATGCTCCCGCCTCCACCACCCGCACCAATTGTAATAGTGTACAGATTATTTGCTGTAACTGCGTATCCAGACCCTACTCTAAATCCACCACCGCCAGCACCAAATCCTGGGTTAAGATATGCACCTGCGCCACCACCACCACCGCCAGCAAGAACTAGATACTCGACAGTAGTAACACCATCTGGGCAACGCCACACAGATGATGAATTAAAATTTTGCACTACAGTTATTGCAGTAGAATCTGTGATGTATCCATATGTGCGAAAGAATGTGATATCATCAAGTGACCAAATACCTGCAACGTTTGCTGCAGTGGAACTAGCAATTCTTCTTGCGCCAATAAAACGTGTTGTCATGTCATTTCCAAAATGCTTACTGTAACATCTAGATGATTATTTGAAGAAGCAGTTCCAAAAATATAATCATTTGCTTCTAAAACTAATTTACCTGTCAAAAAGGTTGTTGCTGCATCTGCAGGAACAGGAACAGTATATACTAGAGCCTTTGCTGCTGCTTCACTAGAATCATAAACGTACATAGTTACGTCGGCAGAGTTAGCACCATCTTTGTTTGCAATTTGTCCCATGATAACAATAGATGTTGCATTCGCAGGACAAACATAAACATTAGCATTAGCTGTTGTTAGTGATGCTGCTCGTAACTTAAATACTTGTGCCATTTTATTCTCCGATTAGGATAATGCAATCACTAAACCAAGAGAAACACCACTTTCTGCTGCTGTTGTTGCGCTATTTGCTTGAGCATAAGCCGCATTTGCAGTTGCAAGAGCAGCATAAACTTGCGCCCATGTTGCAGAGTTCATCTGAGTGTCGGTAATAGTATTTGATGCAATTGCATCGCCAGGTAATAGATTGATTGCCATTTTTAACCTACATTAAAACTTAAACTAATTCTTTCCGTTTTAGTCGGTAGAGTTCGGTGCAACATATGACTCATAAAGACCATTCCTCTACCCACATTGCTATTTATTTCTACGTTATGGCAGTTATTTAAATTATATTCTGTATAATTCGGAAGTTTTGGTTGCATAAAATGCCATGGTGCTTGGAAAACAAAATCTTTTTCTTCTGAACTTTGCAGCCAAAATACCCCAGAAATCATAGAATCATGATGATTATGTAAATCTTGATAACCACCTTCTTCATATAGATTTAACCAACTATCTAAAATACTCAATTTAGAACAATCGATTTTCATTTGTTCGCAATAAACATAAACAAGATTACCAAGAAATTGCTTAATCCCTGAAAATTCTGACAATTCTAAAATATCACTTTTAGTTCGAACCGTGCTTATACATTTACTATGAAATGGTGTTTCTGCATTTTTTAATAATATTTCTTTAGAAATAGAAATTAAATTTTCTGTAATTAAACCTCTTTCTTCTTTAAACATAACATTACAAGGAAAAAGCATCAACATATTAAAATCATTCATATCAAAGTCCTGTAATAATAATCGCTCCATTATTTCCTGATGCAGTACCAAGACCGCCATTACCAAACGTAGAAAGGAAGTTTGGTGATGTATTTGGACTCCATCGATAATTCGCTTGTTGCGTATTTCCGCTCGTGACAACGTTAGTATTTATGTACCCCGAACCGCCGCCTCCACCGAAGCCGCCAGCATCACCGCCACCTTCACCGCCACCCCAGTAACCACCACCGCCACCACCAGATCCCTGATCCCCACCGTTGTATGTACCGATACCACCATTACCAAACCCAACACCACCAGCGGCTGCTGGAGAACCTGTATTACCACCACCACCATTTCTTCCTGATCCAGAAGCGCCAGTGCGGCGACCACCATTACCACCCGCTCCAGCAGCGGATTGTGTTCCACCATAACCACCTGCTCCCACACTGAGAGCGTTTTGGCCAGTTGTGCCACCTCCACCACCACCGCCTCTAGCCTCTGCTGGACCACCACCTGCAGAACCGCCACCACCACCAGCGACAATAATTGCAGTTGAGTTTGATTTAAATTCGATACCAGAGCCAGCACCAGCACCAGATGCTGCACGACCAGAAGGAGTGCTGGCGCCAGCAGAGCCAACAACTACATTATACTGAACTCCACTCTTAAAGGCAATTATTCCTGTTGAGTATCCACCGCCACCACCAGTTCCACTACCATATCCACCACCACCCGCGCCCCAAACTTGAACATTGGCGCTGAAGTCGCCAAGAGGGGTGATTGTATACGCACCGTTTGTTGTAAGATTAAGCGTTGAGCCTGTTGTAAGAGCGATATTGCTTTGACCATTTACAGCAGGAGAAATCGAGAATGTGAACAAAATTCCAGTATAAGAGAATGCTCTTTCTGAATTTTGATTTTCTTGGTCGGTTGCGACAACAGAGAAATTGTAAGTTGTCTCTGCTCCTGGTGGAGAAGTTAATGTTCCACTAATTAATCCATTAGAAGCAAGACTTGTTCCTGCTGGTAGTGAACTTCCATTAGCCAGAGTATATGTGATTGTTGAGTCGGATATCGCTTCAAGTTGTTTGTTCATTCCAGCACTAACGACAAATTGACCTAATGATGATGAAGTTACCCATGCTGGATCGCCAGATACTTGAAATCTTGGGAATGTTCCAACACCACCATCAGAATTCACAACATATAATTGATAAAGACCCTGAGTCAACGCAGGAGTTGTAAACGAGAGTGAGTTTGCATTTGCTCTAGAAACTGTTGGTGCTTCTGTTCCGCCAGAAATGGAGCCAATAAAAACTTTGACATTTGGATTAAATCCTGTTCCAGTGACAGTGATTGTTTGTGCACCAACAGAATTAGCAGCAGTATCGTCACCAGGATAACCAACAGAAATAACTTTTGGTCCACCACCTGCTTGAATGACAGCACTTACGTCATTTGCAAGTTTTGCTACAGTGACGGATCCAGGTACAATTGCTGTTCCAACTAATTTACCAGCCATTTTATGTAATCAAATATCGAACAATGACTATGCCAGATCCACCCAATCCACAAAGTTCTCCTGAACCACCCCAAGCACCACCACCACCACCACCAGTATTTGTAGTTCCATCTGTTCCAGCAGTACCAGATCCAGAATTATATCTTCCGCCGCCACCACCGCCGCCCGCACCACCAATTGATAATAGTGGTGAATTTCCAGCGTGTCCACCACCACCACCAGCATAGTAAGAAGGCGTTCCGCTGATTGTAGAAACTAATCCTGCTCCACCGCGACCTGTATTTGCGACTAGTGGAGCAGCCCCACTATATCCAGCCTCTCCTGCACCCCCTCCGCCACCGCCTCTTGCGCCAGTCCAGCTGCTGATATTTGTTCCACCAGCTCCACCAGCATTTCCTTGTCCTGGAGTTGCAGCGCCACCTGCGCCACCACTGCTTTCGCCCAAGCCACCGCCACCACCAGATCCTCCAGCAAGCCCTGCGTTTGCATTATACCATCCACCACCACCACCGCCAGCAGCTTGAGTTATTCCTGTGATTGAACTATTTGCTCCATTTCCACCACTAGTGTATGATGATGTTCCTCTCGCTCCACCAGCACCAATTGTGACAGTGTATGTTGTATTTGCAGTTGGAACAAATCCAGAACCTGTGACAACACCGCCACCACCACCGCCGCCGCCCCAACCACCACCGCCACCACCAGCAGCAACAATCAAATATTCAACGTTGAGGCTGTTTGGATTTGCATCAACTACAAATGATCCAGAAGAAGTGAACGTGTGTATCTTATAATTACCAGAATATGTGATTGTTCCACCATTCGCTTTTAATGATGGATTAATTACAGTCAGACTAAATGTTTTTTCTGTATACTGTAATTCTGGATCAGGACCAGCCTGTACTGTGAAACTATATGTTGTTGATGCATTTGGTGGGTTTGTGATATTACCAGTTATTACACCATTTGATGCAAGATTTAATCCTGGAGGAAGTGCACCAGAAATAAGTGTATATGAAAGATTGCTCACAATGGTATCATTTTTTGGATACTTGATGTAAACAATACCAGAACCGCCAGCACCACCAACAGCTTGGTGACCGCCACCACCACCACCACCGCCAGTGTTTGCTCCAGCAGCACCACCAGTACCAGCAACACCATTTGACCCATTTGACAGACCACCAAGACCACCAATACCTGCAGTGCCACCTGGCCAAGTGCTACCACCACCGCCACCACCATAACCACCTTTACCAGCTTGACCAGCAGTATGACTTCCGCCACCGCCACCACCAGCATAGTAATATGATGTTCCAGAAATATTTGATGAATATCCATCGCCACCATGACCAGCACGAGTTCCACTCACAGCGTCGATTGTACCGTTAGCCATTCCAGCCAGTGAAGTGTTGCCACCAGCACCACCGCCACCACCAGCGTAGTATTGATCAGAGACTTGCGTTTCTGGTGAATTACCACCACGAGTTCCTCGTTGCCATGATGGAATACCGATTGCATTTGCACCCAATGATTGTGGTGCGCCAGAGTAACGATATCTTGCAGCAGAACCACCACCGCTACCACCAATAGCAGCATTACCGCCAACATATGGAGGATCAGTTCTGTGACCTGACCCGCCTCCACCACCACCAACTGCAATGATCGTGTTTCCAAATGATGTATTTCCACCATTCGCACCAGCTGGTGGAGTTGATGCATATCCTGTTCCACCAGCACCACCTGCACCAATTGTGATTGTATAATTTGTAGCAGTCACTGTGACTGTGTTGGCAAGAACACCACCACCGCCACCACCGCCACCCATGTCATTACCGCCACCGCCACCAGCAGCAACAACGAGATACTCTACTGCTCCGCCACCAAAAGAAACATTGAATGATGATGTAGATGTGAATGTATGAATAGTGTAGTTATTAATATTTGCAACTGTGCCACCAGTTGCATAAATTGGGGTTATATCTCCAGGATTATATGCAAACAATGGTGCAAGAGAAACATTAGTGTTTGGAGAAACAGTTCCAAGATTTGCACCAGTCAACCAAGTCGGTGTTCCAGATATTGTAATTCCTGGGAAATAGACTGCAGAGCCGCCGTCAGTATTCACGACATAAAACGGGACTGTCGGACCTTGTGTATTTGCAGGAACAGTAAAGGAAAGAGAATTGGCATTTGCGCGTGTAACCGTAGAAGAAACCACGCCATTAACATAAACTGTAACACCAGGATTAAAACCTGTGCCTGTAACAATAACTACAGAATTTCCAGTATTATCAGCAGCGAGTGCATTATTAGCATATGCAATTGATAATACTTTTGGACCACCACCTTGCGCAATAACATCAGAAACATCTGATGCTAATTGCGTTGTGGTAATACTTCCATCAACAATTGCATTTCCAGATAATTTGCCAGCCATATGATTTCATTAACTCCAATACTCTGTCAATACACCTGCACCACCTGCACCACCACCGCCACCACCACCGCCTGATCCAGCGATGGAATCATCGATAACATTAACTGGTCGAATCTTTGTCTCAATTGCAATTGGTTCTCTGCGAGTGTTTATAACAACTGCTTTTCTTTGCTCATTAATTCGAGTTCGTTTAGGTTCTGCTCTACTTTGAACTTCAACTTGTTTGATTACACTATTATCAAGTTTAAGTTGAGATGTGTGTGGACTGTTATTTTTACTATCTTGAACAAATACATATCGTTCATTAATATTTGTCGGTTTTCTGTCAGTCGCAACGTTTCGATCTGAGATTATAACTAGTTTATCATTATTTCTATATGGAATTCGATAACCAAATACTCGATTAGATTCTTCAACAACAACAGGTCTCACATACACAGCCACTTTAGACGATTCAGTTCGAACTTGAGTTGTAACTCGCGGATTAAATGTTGCATATTTTGGGCTATCTTCTACACTATTAACTAATCTTTCTGAGACAGAAAACGTTTTATATACCACATTACTTGTTTGTATTTGCGGTGTGCTGTTTACATAAACAGCAACAGTTGTAGTCGATCCAAAATTAGCTGGTATAGGAGAATTAACACCAATAATGGTTTTGGTGTTAATCGGAACACTGGTTCTACCAGGAGATACAGAAGATTTAACAACAATTGAGACAACCGAACCTAACTTAATTACATTATTAGATGCAAAAACAGTTAGGTTCGGCTGATATGAGTTAAATCGTGTATCAACTAATGCCATTAGATGTCGACACTGGCAATAATATTATTCAATCCACCACCAGAAATTGTAATCGAAATCTGCGTATTTGTTGAGTTACTTGTTGTCACTGTTGTATTCTTACTATTGCTTGCAGTGAAAATCATTCCATTCCCATCAATAGAGAGAGATACATTTGCTGCAACACGTTCGCCATTGCTATTATAAGCATTGACATTCGCAGTTGTAGAGATTGAATTTCCAGTATAAACATAACTTGTATTTGCCATCAATACACTAATTGTAATTGGTAACGTTGGCGTAATTGCGTGGATCGTATGATATCCCTTTTCGCGGCTTGAACCCCAAAGACGATTCGTTTGATCCAATCCAATCATTCTAAACTCAGTAGGATAAGTTCCAGTTGCAACCCATCCATCAGTTGAATTAAATGTATAGAATTTTAAACTTCCAGTAATCGGAACTGCCATTTGAGTTCCAGCATCATTCATCGGCATCAATCCTCTTGGAATATCATTGACGCTAGAGAATGTAACTTTACTGTGGAAGGTTAGAACATCATCACCAGTTCCAGAACCAATTGAATATGTCATCATGGTTCTTTTTGCAGCACTACTCCAACGACTTGCACCACTACCAAATGCAGCAGATTTGTCTACGAGCCAAAATGTGATATAGTTTGTTCCGCCAACAGTAAACTGCCATGGCTGCATGCGCCAGCTATTACGTTGATATCCATCAGCACCATCAGTTGTATAAGCTGCAGCATGAGTTGCATATGTTTCAGCACCAGAATAAGTCATTGTGCAGTTAGCTGCAGCAATAGAACCATCAGCAGGATTCCAAACGTAACGAACTGGAGACAATGCTACATACGTTCCTTCAAAATGACTACTGTAGAATACACGACGAGTTGCACTATCACGACGAATGTTACTTGGATAACTTCTCATGTAGTTGGTATTGTAATTTCTGTAACTATTGCTTATGACTGTTGTTGATGCAGTTGAAGATGCATTTAGTTTATAAATGTTATATCTGCTAAATCCGCCATGCTCAACAGCAACAAAAAACAAGAATCCCGCATCGTCACGACCCATAAAGAAAAAGCGATAGTTTTGCATGTCTAGCGGACGAGTTACACCAGAAGGAGTTCCCGCCTCATAACCTGACCAAGTTACTACACGATCAAACTCTGGACGACTACTGTGAAATCCCCACATTCTATTATTTGACACATCTTCAAATATGAATTGACTTGGTGCACCTTCATAATTACCTGACTGATAAGATGTTCCTAATGTTGCATCATCAGCAACTACGTGAATATTGTTATAATTGTCACCACTGTTAATGGTGGTTCTTCCAGGAATTGAATAATAAGACTTTCCACCAGCAGTTTTCCAACCTTTTCTTACTGGAAAATTTGGAAAATCCATTGAACGCCAGCGAGTATCTATGAAGCCAGTATCATAGTGTTGGGAATCACCATTACCCCAAGATTGATCAACACCTTTAGATAAAACCATTGGACCAAAGTCTACAAAACTGTCTGGGCTCGTAAAGGTATACAATTCATTATGATTGAAATGATACTTTTGCATCCAAAGGGGTGAAAGTGTGTTGGTGTCATAACCCTGACCTTCGATGAAGATTCGGCTTCTAGAAAGATTCGCGTCTTCAATGAGCGCGAACATATTAGTATTTGTTCTGTTTACTGCTATTTCTGGCATTGCTATGACTCCTTATTCTGCAGGTGGTGTTTCTTCTGTAACACCATTCATTGTTTTTACTGTTTCCCACCACGCCATGGCTTCTGCTTCATCTGCCCACGCTGGCTGATCACCAGTAGAAGTAGGTTTAAATGGTTGATATACGATGACTTGATCATCATTTAGAGCTTCAAAAGCACCGCCGACAAAACGAGTTGTAATTGCCATGTTTAGTTCCTAGTATACAAGAAAGTTACAGTAAGGTCTGCTCCAGGGACACCTGATCCTGCAGCTGCAGTATCAACAGTTATATAGTCTCCATTATTTATATTTGCAGCAACGTTATAGGTTTCAGAGGATGATTGAGTTGATGTAATATTTAAGGTGATAAAGTTAGCACCATTTTTCACAATAACAAATCGTGCATTCGATCCTGCAGGAGCAGTTTCTAATCTTGCCTTTACAGAGGTGAGAGTTATGTTTCCTGGAACGTACCATTTTTGAGTTCCAGCACTGACTGTTAACGTCCCTGTTTTATGAAAGTGGCGCTCAAAGGTTGGTTTATTTGCTACAATTCGAGCATCAGCCTGACCCGCAACCCAGTTGATAAACTCTGAGGTTGTATTTGCATAATCGACAAAGTTCTTTGGAATCCATTTACCTGTTATTTCGTCTTTCCAAAGGAAAGACATCGCGAGATCGCCAGCAATTGGATCGTCTATAATAATCTCATTATACATTCCATTTTTAAGATGCTGCAAATATACCTTTGGAATACCATTTCCAGATAGATTAACTTGTAAATCTCGTACGATAATATTACCACGCATTGCTGCGTGATTCCCACATTGATAATGGAGAGTGTTCGGAGCATTATTTGCGACAATCCAAGTGAGAGTATTCCCAGAAGTTGCTCTACTATTTGAAATGCCAGTTGTATACTCACCGACATACGCACCAGACGAAAAGCTGTTTGCGTTACTTGTCGTAATATACAGTGGATGATTTGATTCGCTTCCAGTTACTTGAAAACGATAAGTTCCACCGCGATAAACAATCACTTCTTCATTAAAGTTGTGGCTCTCATCGACATGCCAGTGCGCAGGGGCAGCTGCATTTCCTTGATGACTCATCATTCCTTCAAATGTAATGTTCACATTTGGTGCATTGAGAGTTGGAGAAACTGCACCGAAAGTCTCTGGAATGTTCCAGGTTAAAGTTTGTACAGTATTCCCATTAATAGTTGTATTTCCATAAACAACACCATCAACTAGATTACCATTACCAGCGCCAGGAATCCACTTAATAAACGCATTGTGAATATGAGTTGCGTTAGCAACAGCGGTCACATTTAAATTACTTGCTTTATTTGTCCAGACATATCTACCTTTCTTGTGAATGGTGATGGCTGGATCTAAAGTATTTGACGTGAGTGTTCGATTATATGGATTTCCATTTGAAAGCCAAGACCATGACCATGATCCTGTTGAACCAATACCATGCGAATCAAGTGTAAAATTTAATATTTCTGGAGGAAACTTATCAACAGAACTCAGGTCAGCAATATCTCCTCCAAACCCAACATTCGAAGAAACTGCAGTTTGAATTTCTGCAATATTGATTTCACCATTCGTTGTATTCGAAGTAGCAGTCTTACCTTCTGCAGTAATAATCAACGCCTTTGGACTTGGTGTATTTGCAGTTGGTTTGCCAACAATGGCAACAGTTCCTGTATTTGCATCAATAGAGAGTTTAGCACCACCTAAATTAATCGTGCTACCGCTGAGATACATATCGCGAAAACGACCATTAGCAGTTCCAATATCAAACAACTCATTGTTTGCTGGAGTAAGGTGACCATCAATGATTGTATTTTTCAGTAATGCCATCTTATTTGTTCTCTAATTTCTTAACTTGTTCTTCTAACTGCTTTATAGCCTCAATCAAATACGCAGTAATTTTAGTATAATATACACCAATTGGTTTTCCATCTTCATCATAAGAGACCAGTGTTGGAGCAACAGTCGCTACTTGTTCTGCAATCAATCCTGCTTCTAATTTCTCATGGTCTATCTTATTATAAGTTACACCGAGTAACTGCTTAATAACTGATAGTGCATCATTAATCGGATTAATATTTTCTTTAATTGCAATTGTTGATGTTTCAACTAGATTATTACAACTAACTTCTCCAGTTACATAAACACTATTACCAACAGTAACGTTATTATTCGATACATTTGCAGTCAACGTAGAGGAAACAGAAAATACGTTTCCATTTAAATTAAAGGTTAGATTAGATACACTTTTTGGCGACCCATCAAGATTAAATACAATCTGAGTGTTTGAGGTGGTTGCGCTAATATTTGCAGTTCCTGCAGGACCAGAAGGACCTTGTGGTCCCTGTGGTCCTGCGCCTTCAATTGTATATGCATCAACAACTGAGTTTGCTTCTGGAGCAGAAACGAAAACAATTGTTGCATTATTAACAGAATAATCAACATTTCTTTGAAGAACACGATCAACAAATACAAGCACACCATTTGCATTATTTGGTGTGGTGCTTAATACAAAATTAAGAGTATTGCCATCGCCAGTGAATATATCATATGTTGATGGGTTTCCGCGTGGACCTTGTGGTCCCTGAGGTCCAACCGATCCAGAAGATCCTGATGGACCTGTTGGACCTTGAGGTCCAGAATCACCAATAGTATATGCAATAATCTTAGTATTTGCATCTGGTGCCACATTAAAAATCAATTCATCGTTATTAGCGAGTGTGTATGCTGCATTAGATTGTAAAATAGCATCAACGAAAATGAGTGTGTGATTTGCACTAGTTGGCGATACATTCAAAACATATGTTGTTGTATTTCCATCGCCAGTGAACACATCTCGAAATGCTCCTGGATTGCCAGTACCAATACCAGCAGCACCTGTTGGTCCAGAAGGACCTTGTGGACCTTGTGGACCAAAGTTTCCTTGAGGACCTTGCGGACCAACAACACCTTGCGGACCCTGCGGACCTGAATCACCAATTGTGTAAACAATTATATCAGAATTGGTTGGTGGTGGTGATGTGAATTCTATATTTGCATTTACAACGTTGTAAGATGTATTCGTTTGAAGAATGTAATTAATAAAGACTAATGTGTGATTTTCATTCGTTGGCGTCACATTCAATGAATAGATGGATGTATTACCATCACCAACAAAGATATCTCGCGTGGATCCAGGATTACCTGTACCCGATCCACCACCACCTCCACCGCCAAGACTTGTAAATGCTACATTAGTAATTCCATTAGTATTTGATACGGCAACTGTTACTGTTGCTGTATTAATAAAATTGATTGTGTTGGTTAGTGTATTCGATGCGCTGTTTGCAGTGATGTATAAATCTGCACCAGCACCAGCTGGACCTGATGGTCCTTGTGGTCCTTGAGGACCAGCATCTGGTGTTTGACCTAAAGACGTCCAAGACTCACCATCCCACTGCCAGGTGTTACCACCGTAGGAATATGTGTCATTTAGACTTGGTGAATTTGGAAAATTAATTGCCATATGCTATTTATTTTTGTTAATTAAGTTTGAGAATTACAATGCCAGAACCACCATTACCACCATTGCCAGCATTGTACAGTTTCCCACCGCCGCCGCCACCAAGATTAGCAGTTCCATTGGCACCATCTGTTCCACCACCGCCTGTCCCACCAGAACCATCTGTTGTTCCACCACTTGATCCTCTTGCACCACCGCCACCACCAGCGTATGTTACAGAAGTGCCTGTGATGCTATATTCTAGTCCATTTCCACCATTACCACCCGCAGCACCAGCACCATCAGCACCCACAGCACCTGCACCACCTCCACCACCAGATGGAAAATTTCCATTCTCAAGTCCTGCACCACCATTATATCCTTGTCTTGTCAAACTAATAAATGAACTTCCTGGATAAACACCAGCACCGCCAGGACGATTTCCACCATATGGTCCACCGCCACCACCAGATCCACCGTCTTGACCAGTAGAGTTTGTTGCATCTCCATGGACGCCGCCAGAACCACCACCCACTGCAGTGATTGTTGTAAATCCTGTGCCAGATATAGTAGTGTTACCTCCGCGAGAACCTCGTGTTCCTCCAGCAGAAGATGCACCAGCCGCACCAGAACCAATTGTGATTGTGTATGTGTTTCCTGCTGTTACAGCAACAGATGTTGAGTAAACCAAACCACCTGCGCCGCCACCGCCTCTTCCACCACCGCCACCGCCACCGACAGCAAGAATGTCTATAGATGTTACACCAGCTGGACAAATCCAGCTGGCTGAATTAGTAAATGATATCACACTTCCAGGCATAGTGTATTTTAAAATTACAATTCCTGAACCACCAGCACCGCTGCCACCATTTTGGTTGCCTTGACCACTACCGCCGCCACCGCCTCCACCACCGCCAGTGTTTACTGTTCCTGCAACACCAGCATTGCTGACACCAGGAACAAATCCGCCACGACCACCGCCGCCTGTGCCGCCAGGACCTCCACCAGCAGGAGAAGTACCAGTATATGTGCCACCACCGCCACCACCAGCATAGGTTACAGATGATCCAGATATTGATGATGCTATTCCTGAACCACCAGCGGCTGGTCCACTAGGCATATAATTATCGCCACTAGACCCTGCGCCACCACCACCGCCACCACCATAAAATGGATTATTGACCCCGCTGCCACCATTATTACCTTGTGATGGTGAAGTTGCAGGAGTATTTCCTGCGCCGCCTGATGTAGTTCCGCCTATTTCAGAATAATATCCACCGCCGCCACCAGATCCGCCACTTAATCCGACGCCGTTATTCGGAATAGCTCCACCACCTCCACCACCAGCAGAAACAATATCGCTGAATTGAGAAGCAGATCCTGGGCCTCCAGTAAAATATGATGGGCTTGCGCCTCTAGCTGCGCCACCAGCGCCAACTGTAATTGTGTATGTATTTCCAGCGGTTACTGCTAAACCTGTCCCTGTTCTAAAGCCACCTGCTCCTCCGCCGCCGCCATAGGCTGTTCCACCAGATCCACCACCAGCAACAACGAGATAGTCGACAGAAGTGACACCAGTTGGAGCAGTCCATGTGCTTGATGATGTGAATGTCAAAACAATAGTTTTTGTTAGATTCCATGCTGGATTTATAATCCTGCTTGGATTCAATGCATTGTATCTGCCCGTCGGAGAATATCCGAAAGCAGAGAGCGATGCTAATGAAAAGACTTTCGTTGCCATATTAGGTAATTTCTACACCAAAGACGCTGAATGAAATATTGGCGTTTGCTGAATAGACAGACAATACATCCGTGTTGCCCATTGAGACACCGAGTGATAGTGCAATCGAATCGAGTGCAGTCACTGTTGAATCATATGCAATATAATGTTGATTGGCTAATGCAGCACCAGCTGGTTGAACAGCAATTCTATATGTTGCGTTTGCATTATTGTTTCTATTCGTCACAATGATCGAAGAAACAACAGCTTGCGTTGCAGCAGGAACTGTGTAAACATTTGCGGTTGTATTTGCTGCAGGAGCAGATTGACCTAATACTTTATATGTTTGTGGCATTCGAATATACCTTATAAACCAAGTAAGAATGGATGAAATGATTCAGATGGACCAGAAGATCCACCAGCAACCTCGAAGGAAATATTTGCATTTCCATCACCAGAATCACTCACTGTAATTGAGACGTTTGTTGTATTTACAAAATTTAATTGTTTTGCAGAAAGAGTTGATGAACTATTTTGCGAAATGCGCACAGTGTTTGCAGCAGAACCTAAATTTGTTTCTAGATTTGCGACTTGCGTTGTTCGAATAATTGGTTCAGACATTTATTTTCTCTATACTAATTGAGTTTGAGAATGACTATACCACTACCGCCAGCACCACCATTTGTTGGTGAGTTTCCACCTCCACCACCACCACCACCACCCAAATTAGCAGTGCCAGCACTTCCTGTTGATGCTTTTGCGCCATTACCACCACCACCAGATCCACCTGTTCCTGCAGTATTTGGAGAGCCAGCATTTGTTCTTTTTCCACCACCACCACCACCAGCATAAGTTACAGAAGTGCCAGTGATTGAAGATGCAGTTCCATTGCCACCATTTCCACCTGCCGATGATGCACCATTTGAACCAACCGCATTTGCACCACCACCACCACCGCCACATTGAACGTCAGCGTCTGAATCACTTCCAAATCCATTTCCACCATTATTTCCTTGTGATGGTGATGTACTCGGTGTATTTCCAGCAGCACCATTTTGTGTAAATGCTAAATTTAGACCTCCTCCTCCACCACCCGATCCACCTGATGCTGATGATGTAGATCCATCTGGAATACCTCCACGACCCCCCTTAGTCGCTGTAATCGTTGAAAAAACAGAATCATTTCCATTTGCGCTTTGAGAACCACCAGCGCCAACAGTGACTGTATATGCTGTGCCTGGTGTTACAGATAATGCAGTGCCAGTTCTAAATCCGCCTGCACCACCGCCCCCTCCACCTCCACCAGCACCAAATGCTGGTCCACCAGCACCGCCACCGCCACCACCAGCAACAACGAGATAGTCAACAGATGTGACACCTTCTGGACAAATCCAGCTGGCTGAATTAGTAAATGATATCACACTTCCAGGCATAGTGTATTTGAGAATTACAATGCCAGAGCCGCCAGATCCACCATTATCTGTTGGACCATTCCAGTTACCACCACCACCGCCACCTGAATTTGTTGTTCCAGAATTAGGAGTTCCACTAGACACACCTGCACCACCACCACCTGTTCCACCAGTTCCATTCGGATTTCCTGGTGCAGAAGAGCCTCCTCCGCCACCAGCATAAGTTACTGATGATCCAGAAATTGTTGATGATGCTCCAACACCACCATTTCCAGCAATTCTTGGTGATGCGGTTGCATTTCCACCAACAGCACCTGCACCACCCCCACCACCACCTGGAGAACTGCTTCCTGCGTCAGCACCGTTTCCACCACTATTTCCTTGAGATGGACTTACTGTAGGTGTATTTCCTGCTCCACCAGTTCCACTGTAAATACCTGATCTTGCACCACCGCCACCGCCTGATCCTCCAGCGTGACCATTTCCTTCAGCGTTAGGTGAATTGTAACCACCCGCACCACCACCTCCAGCAGATGTGATTGTGTCAAATACTGATGAAGATCCATTTGCGCCTCTATTTAATGCTGCAGCGCCTGCAGCACCAGCACCAACAGTGATGGTATAAGTGTTTCCAGCAGTTACAGGATATGATGTCCCCGTTCTGAATCCACCTGCACCTCCGCCAGCAAGCGAACCCGCACCACCACCAGCAACAACCAAATACTCAACTTGAGTGACACCAGTTGGGGCAGTCCATGTACTGGATGATGTAAATGTAAGAACAATCGTTCGACCACTTATCACAAATGGCCAAAATCCAGATCCGACATATTGAGCAACATCAGCAGCACTATAAATGCCGCTTGCGACAACATTACCCGCACCAATTGGCGGTAATGATGATCGAATGATGCCACCTCTATACCTTCTAGTCATGACTAGCTGATTTCCTCATAACTTGCTGTTGCAAAGATTGAATTTGCAACATTTGCTTTGACTGCCAATGATGAATCCTCTTCAAGATAATATCCAGTTCCTTTATCTAGTACTGTCAATATCGTACCAGTTGGAACACTGACTTCATGAGCAATTTTATATTCAGTTCCACCCTGATTTGCAGCAGTATAATATGACACTGAAACAAGAATAGTGTTTCCGCTATAGTTTGTCATATTGAGCACATTGATCTTCAATGATTTAGATGACGCTGCTCCATTATTTACAAGCGTTGTCATGCTATTTGAAGTCAGATTGACTCCAGCTGTTTTTCCATAAATCGACGTCACGTTGACTATATTAGGATTAGCCATATTATCCTCCAAATACAATAGCCATTGCTATTGCTTTTCCTGTTCCGATTCCTGCTGCGCCACTTGGACCAGATGGACCTGTTGGTCCAGTCGAGCCAGTTGGTCCTTGTGGACCCTGTGGACCAACTGCCATCAAATTCGATAGATTTCTAAAGTGCGTAAATGTTACAACATCATTCACTTGCGCTGCAGTGTTTAGAGTGACGATGTTATTTGTAACTTGATAATGAATGTTTGGTGTAAGAACCAAGCCATTCTTTGACACAACCAAAGATGCAATAGAAGTCACATTTTGCGTCAATGTAAATGTATTCGTATTTGATACGACAGTATTCGATGTTACTGAAATTTCTGTATTGCCAGTCGGACCAGATGGACCTGTTGGACCAATTCTTGGAACAACAGCATCAACCCACTGAGTTGAGTTGCCATCATTGTAATAAATCTTCAATGAACCAGTGTTACTATTCCACCAGAAGTCTTGATTCGCACGACCACCTGTTGGGGCTGTTGCAGAAACAGTGACGTTTGCGTTGCCGTCACCACCACCGCCACCACCAACACTTGTAAATGCAACGTTGATAATTCCAGAATTGTTTGAAGTTGAAACAGTGACAGTTGCAGTATTAACGAAATTGATATTGCTAGAGACAAGAACTGATCCACTGTTTGTGGTGACTGTCGTTGCTGGACCCTGTGGTCCTTGTGGACCTGCGCTACCAGTAGCACCCTGTGGTCCTTGTGGACCAGTGTCACCAGTTACACCTTGTGGACCTTGAGGTCCTGTTGGACCTTGTGGACCCTGAGGACCTTGAGGTCCTGTTGGACCTTGTGGACCAGCAGGACCAAGATCGCTGATGTTGATTGTTCCAGCCATCGATGCGTGGTACTGACAGACATAATATAATGTGCTTGGTGCGTCATAAGGAACATCGAATGTGATTGTGCCTACTTGAGCGCCATTGTTTGTAACACCAGTATTGTAAATGTTACCAGAACTGTACGCACCAGAAACAGACTGAATCCAGAATGGATGCCCACTTGCATTTACACTGAATGTGTAAGTAAACCCACGCAATAAATTTAGAGTTGGATTATTTGATCCATCAATTGTGTATGCACTTGCACCACTATTTGTTACAGTATATGTTCTTGATCCGCTAACACCTTGTGGACCTTGTGGACCAGTAGCACCAGTTGATCCTTGTGGACCCTGTGGTCCTTGCGGACCTGCGTCTCCAGCAACACCTTGAGGACCTTGAGGACCAGTGACGCCTTGAGGACCTTGAGGACCTTGAGGACCAGTGACGCCTTGAGGACCTTGAGGACCCGAATCGCCGATTGTATAGACTACAATTGATGTATTATCTTCTGGTGCTGCGGTGAATACAATATTTGCACTAGCGATATTATAATCTACATTCTCTTGTAGCACACCATCAACAAAGACAAGTGTATGTGCTTCACTAGTTGGCGGAACAGTCAGAACGAATGTTGCGGTGTTTCCATCACCAGTAAATTCATTGCGAGTAGAACCAGGATTACCAGTGCCAGTTCCTGATGGACCAGTCGGACCAGCAGGACCAGATGGACCTTGCGGTCCAGCGCTACCTGTAGCACCTTGCGGACCTTGCGGACCTGGATCACCATTAAATCCTTGAGGACCCTGTGGTCCTTGTGGTCCTTGAGGACCTTGTGGACCAGATGGACCAACAACACCCTGTGGACCTTGCGGACCTTGTGGTCCTTGCGAACCTTGAGGACCTTGTGGACCAGTGTCACCTTTATCACCAGTACGAACAAATGTAATAATAACATTCGTTGAGTTTGATAGTGTGGTTACACCTGATGTGTGAGCAATAGGAACAGCGAAATAATTAGGAAGTTCGGCATGCAAACCTGTGATATTAAAGAATGCAAATTCAAGAACATTTGCAGTGTTTGCAACTTTAAATGTTCCCTTAATTGAGGAAGTTGAATCGTCAATCGTTTGCAAATAATTAAACACATTTGCTGTAGATTGATCAATGAAATCAATAAACAATGTATTTGCTGAAGATAATGTTACGTTATTAAACGTAAGATTTGCAACGCCAGGGTCTGTATTGGATGTACTTGTTAGGTAAGTATAATCAAATGTTGCACCACCAAAATCACCAGTATCACCTTTTACGCCTGAAGGACCAATTGGTCCTTGCGGACCAGCAACACCTTGTGGTCCTTGCGGTCCCTGTGGACCAATATCACCTTGAACACCTTGTGGTCCTTGTGGACCCTGTGGACCTTGCGGACCAGATGGACCCTGAGGACCAACTGCACCTGATGGACCTGACGGACCATCATTACCCTGCGGACCAGATGGACCAGAAGGACCAGAAGGACCTGTTGGACCAGCAGCGCCAGCAGCACCTTGAGGACCTTGTGGACCAGAATCACCAATCGTGTAAACAATAATTTGAGTATTGCTATCTGGTGCAGTGGAGAAAACTACGTTTGCACTGGAAATATTGTAAGACGAGTTTGGTTGAACAATACCATCAACAAAAACGATTGTATGTTCTTCACTAGTTGGTGGAACTGTAAGTGCAAATACCGCTGTATTTCCATCACCAGTAAATTCATTTCTTGTAGAACCAGGATTACCTGTACCAGTTCCTGATGGACCTGTTGGACCAGCTACACCACTTGGTCCTTGAGGACCTTGTGGACCAGTTGGTCCAGCATCACCATTTACTCCAGATGGACCAGTTGGTCCTTGTGGACCAGAGTCACCAATCGTGTAAACAATAATTTCATCATTGTTTGCAGGAGCAGTCGTGAACACAATATTAGCATTTGCAATATTATATTCGGCATTTCCTTGCAAAATTGTTCCAACAAAAACGAGAGTGTGTTCTTCACTTGTTGGTGGAACAGTTAAAACGAAGTTAGTTGTATTACCATCACCAATAAAGATATCTCTGGTTGATCCAGGATTACCTGTACCAGTTCCTGATGGACCAGTCGGACCAGCCACGCCACTTGGTCCTTGAGGACCTTGTGGACCAGTACCACCACCGCCTCCAGCAAGAGATTCGAATGCAACGTTAACAACACCATTTGCTGTTGTTGTGACAGAAACAGTTACGTTAGCTGTATTGACAAAGTTGAATGTATTAGCGCGAATAGTAGTTCCGCTATTTGCTTGAGCAAAGACGTTACCAGTGAGATCTGTAATGGGCGCAGCATCCCATGTAAGCATACCTGCTTCATCAGCACCAAGAGTTGCAACAAGAGGAGAACCATTTGCATTTCCGTAATAGATGTAAATGGTGTTGCTTGAAACGTGAAGATCTTTCCAAACAGCCGTGTTTGATCCAAGGCTATATGCATTATTGGAAGATGGAATAATATTCTGTGCGAATATTGTAGAGCCAACAGTTAAGTTGCCACTGATATTCGCAGATTGAACGTTGGTGATATTACGACTTGAATCGACAACAATGGTATTGGCTACATCAATACCATGTTTAACGCTGAAGGTCTTATTAGTCGTATTTGCCATATTATGTTAGAAAACGATGGGCAAATACACGCATGCACTCACATGCGCAACTCAGACCTCATCGGATTCACTATCCTCCAATGGATTTACTTTCCAACTATATTTATGGGACTATGCCATAACGTACAGCGCGGATTGTATTAATTGATTGTGTAGCGTTGAACAACAATCTCACATTTCCACTATCAATGTCCGCATTGAAAGTACCCAATGAAGCACCAGTTTGAATTGTACCGTATTCAGTAATCCAAATATTTGTGCCTTCATGAACGAGGATAATTTCAGTAGTGTGATACGTTGAACCACTATTGGCTTGTACAAAGTATTTTGCAGAAGCAAGATCGGTTGTTGGGAAAATATCGAGCACAACTTGACCCGAAGCAGCTGTCGTTACAGTGTTAGTTGTAACCTTCAATGCTTCAACAGTTAAGGTATTCGTTACATTTGCATTTGCAACTTCAAGACCTTCACCAGCAGTGTTGATAGTCAACTTGCCAGTCATCGTATCGCCAGCACGATCGACCTTGACGTCGTTTATCCACTTGACTGAGTTTGCAGTCGCAGCGTTTGCAGTATCGGTAGAAGTAATCGAATCAACGAGTTTCGTGACACCAATTACTGTCGTAGATGCAATGTTTGGTGTAATCGTTACTGTCTTGACATTTGCAGTCGTGACTTCAGTATTAGATAGACCAAGACCTGTTACAATTGTCTCAACTTTAGTATTGGCTTCGTCATAGGCTGCATTGGCTTGGCTGTATGCCGCATTTGCTTGCCCATACGCAGCGTTAGCCTGTCCGTATGCAGCATTCGCCTGACCATAGCCAGTATTTGCTTGTCCATATGCGGCATTCGCTTGACCGTAAGCAGCGTTGGCTTGAGCATAAGCATCAGCAACAGCAGCGCCAGTCGTACTAAAGGAGATATTCGCATTTCCATCAGCATTATCGATAACACTGACTTGAATACTTGCAGTATTGATAAAGTTTAGGAATTTATTCGACAACTCACCAGCGCTGTTTGCATAAACACGAACCGTGTTTGCAGAGGTGTTGGCTTGAGCATAAGCACCATTGGCTTGACTGTACGCACCATTAGCCTGTGCAAAGGCACCGTTTGCTTGACTGTATGCACCATTTGCCTGAGCATAAGCACCATTGGCTTGCGAGTACGCACCATTGGCTTGAGCATATGCGCCATTTGCCGTGTCGCGTGCTGTATTGGCTTGAGCGTATGCATCGTTGCCAGTAGTGCGAGCAGTATTCGCTTGGAGATATGCAGCATTCGCTTGATCATTAGCAATCGTTAGATTGGCTTGAGTCGCAACTGTATTACCTTGCAACAAGAGAGATGCAGCATTTACATTTGCGCGCAACCATGCAAGATTTGCAGAAGCAACATCAATTACGTTATTGCTTGGTTCTGTTGCATAACCATCAAAGATGTAGAATACATTATCAGAGGCATGACGAATAAAGCCAGAATGAAGATTAGTTGTACCACCATCGTCGCTGTAGTGACCAACGAAACCAATATCAACAGCGTCAGAAGTTGAATTCGTTGATAGCTGGATAATCGAGTCATTAACTCTCACGGTCGCAACGTTGATATACGTTGCATTACCTGTTAGATACAAGTTACCTTGAACGGTAAGGTCACCAGAGACTGTACCACCAGTTAGGTTAAGTTTTAGATTTGCTTCACCGTATGCTGCATTCGCTTGCCCATAAGCAGCATTTGCTTGCCCATAAGCGGCATTTGCTTGCCCATAACCAGCATTTGCCTGAGCGTAACCAGCATTTGCTTGCGCATACGCATCATTTGCAGTGCCTCGTGCGGTATTTGCTTGGGCATATGCATCATTAGCAGTCGTGCGGGCTGTATTTGCCTGGCCATATGCATCATTTGCGGTATCACGTGCTGTGTTCGCTTGAGCATACGCATTGTTGCCAGTGGTGCGCGCAGTATTTGCTTGACCGTATGCGTCATTCGCAGTGTCGCGAGCAGTATTGGCTTGTTCGCGCGCAGCATTTGCTTGATCATAAGCAATACCACCGCTACTACGAATAACAAGATTTGCATTAACACCATCATCCAGCAACTCGAGAGTTACTGAGTTTGTGTTTTGTAGGAAAAGTTTCTTATTATTAAGAGTCAGACCACCAACTGTAACAGAAACAGTATTGGCAGAAACATTGGCTTCGGCATAAGCAGCGTTGGCTTGACCGTAAGCAGCATTAGCCTGTCCATAAGCGGCATTTGCTTGACCATAACCAGTATTGGCTTGATCGCGGGCAGCGTTTGCTTGGGCGTATCCAGAATTAGCCTGAGCATATGCATCATTCGCAGTACCACGAGCAGTATTCGCTTGAGCATATGCGTCGTTTGCTGTGTCGCGAGCAGTATTTGCTTGCGCATAAGCGTCGTTAGCAGTTCCACGAGCTGTATTGGCTTGATCAATAACGTTTAGACCACCCGTTGTTACGATTGTATTCGCATTAATCGTATGAAGGTTGGCAATATTAACGTTCGAAATATTACGATTCGAATCGAGAATTATAGTATTAGCAAGGTCAAGACCTGTCTTAACACTAAATGTTTTATTCATTGTCGCCATTTAGAATCTCCTGGTGCCGACTATGAACGAATCGGCTTTTATATTTAGTAAAATTTGCGTTTTAGCTGGAAAGTGCTTGTCTCAAGAAACGAATTGTGATTAAATTATTATCTGGGTTATCTGGGAAAAACTTCAATTTGCAAATCCCGCCTTCAATAACAACAGAAAACACTCCGAGAGTATAATTCGTAATGAGAATGGCGTATTCAGTCGTATAGACCGTCATGCCATCGTGCATACAGAATAACTCTGTGGAATGAATTCCCTCAACACTTTTCGCTTGAATAACATATTTTACAGTAATAAAATCAGCAGCAGGGAATGAATCAATAACAACCTCCGAATCCGACGTTGTCGTAACCGTGTTTGCAACTGTAACAGAAGGACCAACAGAGGATACATTTGATGCGATTGGAGCAGTAGTTTGTAAACTTACCCCATCAAAGTAGATATTTGCCGAGCCTACCTGAAGACCATCTGATCCAAGATGAATCTTTTTATATCGATTTGTAGAATTACCTAAGAAATGGACGTTATCCGAAGTTGGGATCACGTTTGTAGTGTTTAGATTACCTGTAAGAGTATCGCCCGATTTAGCGACTTTCAGGTCTACATTCGGAACACTAAATGTGATGCTCTGCGGAACAGTTTGAGCATTGGCTTCAATTACAACATTATTTCCAGACTTAAAGTTGATCGTATCGAGACCAATCGCAGTTAATCTTAGAACATCATCAACTTCCCAATACTTGAAGGTCGAGCTCGTAACAATACGAACTGTATTATTCGTTTGATCAACTGCATTAAACGCAGATTCCAGATCGAACTGAATAAGATTAACATTGGCGATTGTGTTTCCAACAGTATTGTTGGAGGCATAGATTTCTTGGACGGTGAGTTCAAAGACTGGTCCTTGAGGACCTTGTGGACCTTGCGGTCCCTGAGGACCTTGTGGACCAGTTGCGCCAGTAGGACCTTGTGGACCTTGCGGTCCTGGTGGCATCTCACTGCCAAGAATGTCTGTTAGTGTTGCCATCTCTTACGCTATAAATCCTGGCTTGTAAACTGTTTTGCCCTTTTCTGTCAATGCAGTGAGTTTTTGTTTTCTATTTGGTCCTTTAGAAGTATATGATGCATGGACCCAACCCGAGTTTGGACCTTCTTTTGGATCATAAAATTCTAGAATAATCTGATCAAATTCACAATTCTCAGCAACCCACTTTGCTAGATCTGGATTTGGTAAACCATCGATTTCGAAGTCTATGGCTTCTCCATTGCAATGCTGAGACTTGCTGCTTCCGCCGACGGCTGCATTAAGAGCGGGACCACGATAGCCACTGTTAATACGAACAGGCTTGCCAAAGTGACGACGAACGGGTTCAAGAATTTTTTCGCAGACGTTTTTGAGGTTTTGAGCATGTTCAGCATTTGGTGTATTATCAATTCTCTTACGAATCGCAGTCTCCGATTTTGTGAATTCCTTTAGATTGAAATGTTCAGAGAGTTGCATTTCAGGGGAAACTTTACCAGCAGGAGCCACAGGTGCTGCTGCTTTTGCTGGTACTGGTGCTACAACTTTTGGTGCTGCTCCAGCAGGTGCGCTTAACTGAGCGAAGTACGTTTTCGTCTTAGTCTTGCGATCTTCCAAGCCGTGAGTACCACCATTAACTTTTTTACTAACGGATAATATCGTAGCATCATTCACTCCTTGATCACAGATGCTCCAGAGTTTGTTTCGTTCGAAGAAAAACATTGCAGATTCGAATGCTAACTCAGTGGCAACGAGATCTGGGTTTGTCATTACATCTGGGCGATTGCAATACTTTGAGAAAGCAAGATAGTTGTCCTTGCCTGTCAATTGTAGTGCACCGCGACCACGATACTTCCAACCATCACCTGATGCTTCTGGTCCATTACCCATGCGTGATGCATAAACTCTATTTGCGATTCTTTCTGGCTTGCGCTCATATTGTAAAGCAATGGAATCTGTTGGAAAATATTTACCGAAAATACCACGGAGACCTTTGGCTCCATAGTTTAAATTCTCAGTAAACGCCTTAAAGCCACCAGTCTCATGAGCAGTTTGCCCAAAGAAGTGTGCTGCTCTGGTTGGTGATAATTTATAGTAAGCGGCTGCAGCGCGTAGAGTTCCTGGACCCCATGCACCGTCAGCTGTTACTCCAATTTTCTTTTGTAATGCCGCTAAACTCATAAATCACCTCAGGCAATATGATCTTCTTCATCGTCTGCTGCAGCAACAGCAGTGGCTCCAGCAGCACCGACAGCAGCAGCAACAACTAATGGTGCAAGTTCTGTTGGAGGTTCTGGGACTAGATCAGCAGGAGTAATTTCGAGTGGTTCTGGAGCCTTTGGTGCTTCAGGCATATCTTGTTTTTCACTCTTACCTAACATGATACCTGATAGGATACCTGTCAAAAATGTTGCGATTGGTGTAATTAACTCAAAAAACTTTGCGTCATTTGGCGATTGCTGCATTGGCTGTGTGACAAAGATAAGTGAGTAGAGAACTACAAACACAATTCCTGTCAATGTAAATGCCAATGATAGACCGACCGTGAATTTCAATCGAGCCATCAATTCTGATTCAGTATAACGTGGACCCTTAAACATAATTATTCTCCTGTAGTTTCACAATTACAATCTGCAGCAGGTGCTGCTGGTTCTTCAACTGGAGTTTGCTCAACAACTGGTTGTGGTGGCAAACCATTTAATGTATCATAACACATGCCATCGGCTTCGCATATTGGGCGATTGCATTCTGCTTTATCTTTATTCTCTGGATCTTGACATGGATATCTATATGTATCTTCACACCCAAGTAGGGTAAATGACAAAGCAAGTAAGAAAGCGATTTTTTTCATTTCATTTCTTCCCGTGCTTCAGAAAAAACATTGCGCCAGTGATCTCATCTTGAACAATTATTCCAGAAGATGGATTTTGCGCGGCGAAATCACGAACATCCTCACCCAACGAACCAGAGACATAGGATGTATAGTGCTTGAACTTTTTCTTTCCCAAGACTGCCTTTTGATAGTCTTCAGAACGAACTTTGAATACTGGAATTCCACCAAACATATCATGTGGTGTGATGCGACGAAGCATCTTTTTCTTTTTACCTAAACCAACTGGAGTTTGCTCTGCTGGAGTTGCTGTTGGCATTCCTGCTACAGCGCCACTACCGACACTCATTGCAATTGATTCATTGAATTCGTTAAACTTTTTCATTACTTGATTTTGTCTTTATTTTCTATTATAATCAGTATGTCCGCTATGAACTAAAGATCTCTTAGAACACTTACAATTCTATTGTCTAATTCAATATCACTTGAGATTATGTCTTCACCTCTTATCCCTTGTATCACCTTTGGCATCGCTGATGTGTAAACGAGAAACGTTTTAAGAGCACTATAATCTTTTTCATCAATACATAAAAATAACATTCTAGTACACGGTATAATGCCAAAAACATTTTGAGCAACTACAAGATGATTAAGAATAAGTCTTTCCTTCAACTCTCCTGTAATTCTATATCGATGCAGTAATCGCTTTATATAACGAAGTTTTTTATAATCTTCATCGAACTCACTATCAATGCAGTTTGGCTTATCATAGCACTTGGCTGCATATAATAAAATATTCGATTCATTCAATTCATCAAAAAACATATATTAGTATTCGTCGCTATTGCCTGCGTCATCATCTCTCTTGCGATAGGTATTTGGTGGAATAAGCATTGCTTCTCTCTCACCAGCCAAGTCCTCAACAGACATGCCCATCAAATCTTGCAATTCATCACTTGAAACGACTTGCGCATAACCATCAACAAATCCATCTTCTTCATGCGTATCGTATACAATGTAAAGATGAAACCCACTAGTGCCAAGAGAGTATACTAACTCAGCACCAAGATTCATGAATTCAGGTGTTGCTGATTGAGGAATCTGAATTCCATAACGCTCACAAACACCACGCAACTGCGCTAAAAACACAGGAGCATTTTGATATGGCTTCAATGTGAGATTATCGAGCTCATCATTGAATGCTTCCATATTTTCTGAGAGTCTGCGACTATCGGTATCAATAGTATCGTCAACACTTTCGTTTATAAATTGTTTGAACTTCAGCATTGATCAATCCTTATAACTGTCTAGATCAAGAGTTGGTTTTAGATCAATTTTATTCACTTTACCTTTTGCTGCTTTGATCATTTTGTCAGCAGCTTTTACTTTCTTATTTACCACTTTCATAGAACCTGGATCTACTGCCTCTTTCTTCATCTCTCTTCGTTTTAGAGCAGCAAGAGTTCCTGCCTGCACTGGTTTTTCAACCTTAGAAAGAGCATCAGACTTGGCTTGAGCAGCACGAACAGCGGGTGACATCTTGTATCCAGCATCACGCTTGTCTGAATCAACGCCATGTCGTAGATCCATTGCTTTCATTGAAGCGCGCATACCGTACATTACAGATTTGCCTTCTTTTGATGCTTCTGAGATTTCAACTTCTTCGAAATAATCTTTCATATGTTTTTCAGTGTCTTTTTTAGTCTGATTTGGACCAAGACCACCGAGTTTTGTCATGCGACGAATATACTTCTTAGAAGCAGCACCAGCACGAGCATTCTTATCTCGATTCAAAAAGTTCTTGACATCAGATGACTTTGGACGAGCAGCAGCCTCTGGATCAAAACGCATGTTGGCTTCATCAACCTGCTCGACATCTTCTTTCTTTATCGCTCTAACATATCCAGTGTCCATGTGTTTGATTGGGGCATAACCAATATCTTTATTGAATCCTTTGACACCTGGCTCACCTGTGATTTTGCGACGCTCTTTTGCTGCTTGAGCGAGACGATCTCTGGCATCTGATGCCGAGAACGACCATGGTCGGATTTTGACATTTGATTTCCTAATCAAACCTCTTTCAGCATCAACAATACGAACAGCTTCGTCTGTTTGCTCGACTTCTTCATTTGCGATGGCTCTTCTTGCTGCCGCTTTTTGTGCAGTGGTAAGACCTGCGCCCTTGCCGAATTTCCTTACATTTGATCTGTTGCGATAAAGAAGTGTTTTTAGTTTCTCTTTCTTTGTTTTCTTGGCTTCATCAACCTGCTCGGCTTCTTCCTTCACATCTTTCTTCTTCATTCTCATGAGATTATCATGGAATGCTGAAGCCTTGACTGGATCAGTTTTTGCAAGTTTATCAAAGATCTTTTTGTTGTTTTTATCAACTTCAGATTGTGTGCCTAAACGCCACTCTGCTTTCCAGTAAGATGGCTTGAGTTTCTTTTGGGCTTCATCAACCTGTTCGGCTTCTTCGCCCATCTGAACTAAACTTCTGCTCACATCGCCAATTTTCTTTTTAGTTTTTGCTGTATCCAAACCGTATTTCTTTTGGTGAGCGTGAACTGCTTTCAAATACGATAGATGCATTTTCATTGCATCTTTTCCGCCAGTCATTGAACCCTTTTCCATGCTCTGGACTTTTTGCCAATCAGCGGCTTGGTCTTCGTTTACTGATTCGACTTCTTCTTTCTTCAACTCTTTCGCACGACGCTCAGAGGCTGGCATTTCTTGATCCTGCTTTCTTTGCAATTCAGCAGCACGCTTATCTGATGCTGGAACTTGACCTGACGCACCAATATCATGCAATCGCTGTGCAAGTGCTGGGCGTTCTTGAGCAAGTTGAGCCACTGACTTTGTTGTGTCAGTGTGAGCCTTTGCGCCCATGGAAGCAAGCGCCATTGCACCAACGGCAAGTGCTTTTGCAATCTTTCCTTCTTCAAGTTCAGTTTCTTCTGAAATCAATGCACTTGTTGATTCTTCAATTTTCTGCTCAACAATGTTTGCAGATTGAATACGAAATCCAAGTGAACGCTGCTGATTTGCAGCACGATTCAAGGCTTCGTCAGCACTTTGAGCCTCAACAACACGATTGACTGTTTCAACGCGACGTCGCAAAGAAACATGTTCGTGAGAAGGATTGGTGTATTTGAGTTCGACTACATGTTTCATATTACTTACCCATCTTCTTTGCAGCGGCTGATTTGAGTCTTGCCTTGATTACATCACCATATGTGATTTTTGTTTTATCGCCGTGATGCGCAGCGAGTGCCTTTTCCTTTGGAGTTACAGCAACAGTGCCTTCACCTTCTGTTACGACTTCTTCGCGCATTCCTGCTTCTCGCTCAGCGCCAAGTTTTGCGGCAACAGCCATCTCACGACGCTTTGCCATGCTCTTTCCTTTGAACTGAGGTGCCTTTGATTTATAGAAGTCTTTCACAACATCACCCATCTTGGCTTTTGCCAAATTCATTTTCTCATCAATCTGTTCGACTTCTTCGTTCATCTCACCTTGCATATAATTTGATGCAGTTGAAATGTAATCTTCAGCAAGAGTAATCTTGCTCTGTACCCACTCAGGAAGATTTGTATTTTCTTCGAGCATATCATGCATACGCTTTGAGTTTGCCATGATACTACGAAGTTGAGACTTTGCCATATCTCCTTCGTAATCATACTCGCCGACGTCTGCTGCATCTTTGACTGCCTCATTGACATCTTCTTTTTGCATGGTCTTTTCCATTGATTTATGAATTGCAGAGACGCCACCCTTCATAGCCTTGCGAGCAAGTGAACGAACGTAGCGATATCCTGCTGGTTGTTTTCCTGGTGGCATTTTTGGTTTCTCCTTGACTGGACCGCCGATAACTGCTTCAGCTTCTTTCTTTGTGACTTCGTCGAGTTCAACTGACTCAGTGGCAAATTTTTCTTTTTTACTTGGTGTGAGCATTTTGTTTAGTAATCCTGCACGAGCCAACCCAAGATTTTTACCAATCTGATTTCTCATGACATGTTTGCCACCTGCGGCTTTTGCAACTGTTGTATCGTGTTTTGATGCCAATGCTGTTCCTGCTCTAAATTTGGCTTTTTGTGGCTTATATACAGTAACCTTTCCACCTCTTTCTAGAAATTTTGTGACATCTGATGCGATATCAACAGAGGAAGGTTTCTTGATGACTTTATCCATCATACGACTAACTTCGCCAATCATTTCTTTATCAACTGATTCTTTTTTGAGTTTGAGTGATCGTGGACCAACTTTCTTTGCTTTCTCTGACTCATATGGATCTAGTGAAACTTTTGGGTTATATCCTGCTTTGATTCCAGCAACGATACCCTTTGCCGTTGACATATTTGATCCAGCCATAGAACTATGCCCACCAGAACCAGCAGCACCGATTGGTTGACGACCGCCCTTTGCCATATAAGCCTTTTGTTTTGCAGCATTGATGGCGCGAACAGAATTTGGTTCGACAGCAATTTCTTTTCTTGGTGCAACTTTTACACGTTTTGCTGCTGCAGCAGATCTGCCGCCAGCATCATCAGGCATCGCCATATTATTTTTCTTATACCAAGCCTTTTGTGCAGCCTTTGACATCTTGTGCAAGAGTGCTGGAACTTTTACGTCTGCCATTTAGAATTCCTCGATCTTTACTGTAAGATCTGTTGTCCCACGTTTTAGTCTATGAAAGGTTTTTGCGGGAATAAAAAACCTATCGCCCTTGTATAACTTTTCTGGTAACTTATCGTCAAACTGGATCTCCCAGCCACTACCCTCTAATACTTCTATAAATCTACCATTTTCATCACGATGCCAAGCCAACTCTTCATTCAACACATCATGTTTGAAGGTTCGTATAAAGGACCAATTATTTAGTTTTTGATCCTCATATGGCTTATTTTCTACCACCATGTTTTTCCTGAATTGCTAAAGAATCTTGGCCAACGGCATGCCCAATAAGATCTTGACGTCTTATCTTTATTAGACAAGCAGTGATGACGAGCAACGAAACTGCGAGTTGCTGCAGGATCGTTGAACTTCTTTGTCATTCCAGATTGGCTAAAATTGATCTTGCGAATGCCGTCTCCAACACGAACATATACAGCGCCACCACCACCAGAGCGAAATGGTTTGCCGATACCCTTACCACCAGTTGGATCTTCTGCTTCACTCATCGGAACGCAGTTAGGGACCATCTTATCACCTTTCTTTTTCATTCCCTTCTGAGTGTAACCAGTCCAGCACTCCTCAAGACCCTCTTCGATTGGATAATCAAGAACGACTGCTTGACCCTCGAACTCTGCGATTTCGCCAATATCTGTTTGAAGCATGTCTTTTTCCCATTCGTCTTTAGGAGTATACTTTCCTTCTTTATAAAGACGCTTGGCTTCTTTGATCATTTCAAAGAACATTTCAGATGCTGGACGAAAAACGTTTTCTGTGATCGAAATATTATTCTCGAGGTGATACTGAACTGCCTCTTCAAGAGTTAGTTCTGGAGCATCTTCTTCTTTGACAAGTTTCCAACCAGCGATATGGTCTTTGACTCGCTTATATCCTTTTGGAACAGCATGACCGCCTGGAGGTGCTGGAACCTGACGAGGAGTTGGCATAAACTTATCCTCTGGCTTCTTTTCTTCATATGCATTGAAGCGAGAAGCAACAGGAAGTCCCTGCATTGTTGAATCAATATTTCTTGGTGGAGTTTTGATATTTGATGCTTTCTTTTTAGAGTCACCTAATTTTGGATCAAACACTGCAGTTACTTGAGTGTCTTCTTCTTTTTCTTTTTTGGCTTCTGTTCTGAGGTCTCTAAAACTCTTTGGAACACTTCGCTCACCTCTTCCTCCAGTCGATTCATTTTGATTGCTATCGTCGCAGCCGCAATCGCTTTCGCATCCACAATCGGTTTCTTCTGGAATAGCATTCTTTTTAGATTTGTAAGCATCTTCAACTTCTCCCTGTCCTGGCGTCATAGCAATGGCATGCTTACGATATTCGTCTGTACCCACCAATTGCATCTCAAATAGCGCATCTAGATCTTCTACATCTTCACGCAGATCTTTATCTGCTGTATGATATGTCTTACCTTTGTTGATATAAGAATTCACACGAGCATGACCCCACTGTTGTGGTGTTGTTCCTGGACGATGTCCTGAATTCCAAGCAGCAACTCCGCGATTATAAACTTTACGGAGTGTGCCGACAGAGATACCAGACTTCTCCGCTTTTGCTGAGATAGAAGAATCAGAAGCACCTTCGTTGACACGCCCAGTATCTTTACGCTTGTCCATCACTGCAGTGATGTTGCCACTACGAGCAATGCGGCGAACCTTTTGTTGCTCAGCCTCATCCATCATCTTACGAACAGCGAGAGTATGCTTGCTTGGTTTCGTTTTTGCAGTTGCATCGCCAGGAGCTGGCTCATATGCACGCGGATCACTGTCAGATAACTTTGATTTTTCTTTCCAATGAGCTGCTCTTGCTTTCGCTGTTGAGGCACTCAATCCACGAACATATTTCTTAGGTAATCCTGATGCCTTATCTTTTGCAACTGTAGGAAACTTCTTTTCGCGAAGAATTGAAAACGATTTTGGTGCTGGAGTTTCTTCAATGTGAAGTCCGAGTTCAACAACTCTTTCTAGAAGTTTTTCGATTTGAGAACCGAAAAACAATCTTTCCATCTCTGATGATTCGTTGAGATTGATTGAGTTATTGAAAATAAATGCTTCAACATCTTTTGCTAATTGCTCAGCTTTTAGATATTTGTCAATACGCTTTGATTCAGTAATTGGTTGTTCACGCTGTTCATTGCGCAAACGAGAAACTTTATTTGTAACAGATACATGAACAAAATCAAAGGTGTAGCCTTCGAGCATATTCTGTACTAGTTCGATCTTCTCAGCATCATTAGCGCCATTGATGACGATATTTTTATTTGATTCGAATAGTTCTGCAGCAGCACCATTGAGAATTTGATCGGCTTGAACCTCAGTTAGGTCGAAACGAGAAAAGATATTCTTGAGAAGATAATCCTTTCCGCTTCCTGGACCACCAAGTAGAAAAATGCCGACTGGGTTTGTTGATTCCATTTGCATACCTGCTTTTACCTTATCATGTATATGTGCGCCCAATTTTGGATCGCTATAGTGTGAAACAAATTCGTTTTTCTTGCCAGCAGCAACTAATCCACGAAGTTTAGAAGCAGACATACCTTCAGCACCTTCTGCGTCTGGATCTCGATGACCTGCTGATACAACGTTCACTTTTTTGATTCCTGGAAATTCTTTAGTTCTATATTTATTGAGTAGAGAATGGAAGTTATCAACGCGATCAGAACCAACAACCATTGTAACTTCTTTGTGTCCTTGTTTCTCTAAATGCTTCATCGCATCAATTGCTGTGCGCACTTTACCAGAGGAAACAACATTTGCGTTTGGAAACATGCGATTCATTGCGCCAACTTTGTCACCATGAGTCAATGGATTTTTCTTGGAATCTTGAGAGTGTGATGGGAAGATGTAATGACGACCGCCAGTTTTTTCTGCATGTGATTGAACTGCGCTCACCAATTTACCATGACCCACTTCTGTTGGTGGGTTGAATCTTCCAAAGGTAAATGTTGCTTTACTCATATTAGACTCTTTTGCGCTTTCAGTGCTGCTGAACGTTTACGATTTGCTTCAGTGAATTTTCTTGGAACAAACTTCATTCCACCCGAAACGAATCCTTCACCAGCAGCTTCTTCTCCATCGATTTTGTGAGAGTAACCACCACTGGCTGTTTTGGATAATGCATCAGCAACAGCATATGTTGCTTGTTGAATATGATGATGCATATCAAATGTCTTATCGAATTTATCTAGGTTATCATTTACATGATTGATCGAGGCTTTTCTTTCTTCTGCTTTTTGGTTTTTAGCCTTTTCTGTTTTTACAGAATCTATTCTTTTCTGATGGTGCTTTTCTAGGAATTTGATATAGCCCTTTGCGTTTGGCTTTTCACCAGTATCAATGGTTGAGTTTGCATAACGCAATAGAGTTTCATCATGACCTTCATGGTGATCATGAGAATGCTTTTGCCCAAGTTTCTTGGCTGCAGCAATATGCTCAAGTGCTTTTCTTTTTGCGTCTGGAGATAGTTTTCTTTCTTCGCTAGAAACAAGATGACTCATCAGATGGACATCTGGATGTTCTTGTAACTCACCTTCACCGATTGGAGTTGTGCTGCCATCTTCAGCAATGCGTGAGTGCAATGCAATACTCAACGGAGCCTTTGCAAGTTTCTTTCCTTCTGGAGAATTTTTATCTACAGAATAGCGAATCGTATTTGGCTTATGACCGATTTTACCATCTTCTTCGGTGCGATCTTCAAGAGAACTGAGATAACCACCTTGATACTCGCCTGGACCCTTTGGAAGCACTTTATGAACGTGCTTGAGAATATTCATTAGTGGTCCAGCGATGTATGGCTTTTCGCTGTGTTGCTTTTTAATATCTTCGGCTGAGAAATTATAGGTCGCGCCAGTACCTTTATATTTCACACCGACTTTACCTTCTGGAGTGCGAATAGTCTGGAAGGACATGCGATCGTCGATCTTTCGAGTGATCGGAGTGCGACCACTGATAACACCTTGAATCTTGGAGAGAGTGGATCCGACTGCGCCTTTACGAGTGTTAAAAGCGGCTTCAGAAGGATGTGGGAGGTGTAGTATTCCGCGAACTGGTTTTTTCTGTTCTGATAATAAAGGAATATACTGCTTGAAGCCAAACATACTCTCTCCACACTGTGGGATTACAAGTATATTTAGTTAATTTGATTAATTAAGATATCTTGAATGATCGTATCAATCGTTTCGTTGATCGTATGCTCTGAACGATATCCCAACTCTTTTAACTTGGTATTATCCATAAAGAAAGAGCGAGAAGATTGAACCTTCTTATGAAACTCTTTCTGTTCAATCGTACGAATCTCTGAGCCAGAGTCCATTGCATCTCGAGCATAACGAATAATATCACGAAAGATTATTCCCTTTCCGTTTCCGATGTTGTAGATTGAGTTGAGTTCGCCCTTGTTGACGACCAAATCGATTGCTCGAGCGCAATCCCTAACATCAATATAGTCACGATAAAAATAACCACTATCATAGAGGTCGACTCGTTTGTTTGCAGCGAGTTCGCCCAATAGATATTGGACTGCGTTCTTCTTCGCAGAAACTTTTTTATCTTTCGGACCAAGGACATTGGCTAATCTCAGAATGCGGTAATTCAAATTGAATGTCTCGCAATAAGACATAAGCAACTGCTCAGCGCATCGTTTTGTTATCGAATAAAAACCCTTTGGATCACAAGGATCTGTTTCAGGAATGCCACGTGCACCCTCTCCGAAACCCGAGTCCTGTCCATAGACAAACCAAGAACTGATGAAGTTGAAACATCCATCTTTCTTGTTCGTCTCTATATAGAATCGATAATTGTTCAGAACTCTCATCAAAATCGTTAGATTAGTGTCAATATCCAAATTAGGATCGACGTGTACGTTATAATTGTCAACAGTACTAATAAAGTAAACAACGTCGGGAGAAAATACTCCGATATTTTCTCGATAATTTTTGATATACCCATTTTTCGTTGTATTGCAGAATTGCGATCCGACGAATCCGTTTCCTCCGAAAACATTTAGCATACCCATTTTTGCATTACACTCTCATAATAGGCAAACACTTCTTCACCGTAGTGCGGTGGGCATCCGACGAAGAACACATTGCTCAATGCCTTGTTTGCGTTTGGATACTTGGTAGCATCATCAAGATGCTTGTAGCCAGGATGCAATAGAATATTTCCAGCGAAGTAATTGCGAGTTTGAATTTTATTCTCTTCACAGAAGGCTTGTAGTTTTTCCTTCAGTTCAGGTGTATCAGTGATCAACGGAACACCGAACCATGACGGATCAGCCAAGAGAAGATTCTCAGCAACACGAACACCAGGGATATACTTTTCAAAGAGATGCTTGATGCGCGCAAAGTTCACACGACGCTTGACGTCAATTTCATCAATCTTTTTCAACTGCTCAATACCAATCGCACCTTGAAGATCAAGTGGTTTGAGATTATATCCCATGTTCGTGAAGAGATACTTGTGATCGATTATTCCATTATATCCTTCAAGCCATTTATCAAAGCGATTACCACATGTTCCACAAGCCAATAGGTTAGCAGCACCAACGCAACGACAATCACGACCCCACCAGCTAATGCTGCGAGCAGTGTTGATGAGTTGCTCGTCGTTTGAGCAAACCATCCCGCCTTCGCCTGTCGAAATGTGGTGAGCAGGATAGAAAGAAGTTGTCCACGCATAGTAATAATCCGTTAGAAGTTTACCATCCCACTTTGTGCCCAATGAATCGCAGTTATCGCCAATCAAACGAATGCCGTGTCGCTCGCACATATCTTTGATGCGATCCATATGTGGCGGATTGCCGAGAACGGGTGAAACGAAAATAGCGACGGTCTTATCAGTGATCCACTTTTCAACTTGATCAAGATCAAAGTTGAGCGTTTTCATTTCAATGTCAACAAAGACTGGAGCAAGACCATTCTGAACCAACGGAGCAATCGTTGTTGGGAATCCAACGGGTGATACGATAACTTGATCACCATCCTTCCAACCCAAGTGCTTCTTAAGAGCAGCAACCATAGTCAAGTTGGCTGATGACCCAGAGTTCACCATGTGACAATGCTTCACATTAAACTTGTGACCGAATGCCCACTGAAACTTTGCAACCTGCTCACCAGAGACGAGCCACTTGCCTGTGAGGAATGCAGTGACGCCAGCAATGACTTCTTTCTCGTCCCAATATGGACCAGAATAAAAGACTGTATCTTTGCCAGGAGTAAACTCTTTGCAATTGTAAGCATACTTCGGTGTGCCAACAGTGGCAACCAATTCTTCAATCATTTGTTTTACGTCACTCATTATTTCATCCTCAAAATTTGACCAAGATATTTACCATAATCAGACTTGCTGTACTTCTCAGCAGCACGACGAACTTCGTGTTCTGTGATCCAAGCATTATTATACGCTATTTCTTCGGGGCAAGCAATCATCATGCCTGTTCTTCTTTGTACTGAGCCAACAAAAGTTGACGCCTCAGATAGAGATTCGAATGTGCCAGTATCAATCCATGCAATACCACGATTTAGATATTCAATTGTACAATCATGGTTTTCCATGTAAAGATTATTAATATCAGTGATCTCTAACTCTCCTCTTGCAGAAGGCTGAATCTGCCATGCATAGTCTACTACTTTATTGTCATAAAAGTAAAGCCCAGTGACTGCATAATTGCTTGGTGCAACTTTTGGTTTTTCAATAATCTTAACTGGATTGCCACTTGAGTCTTGTTCAATCACACCAAATCTCTCTGGATCAGCAACATGATATGCAAATAAGGTAGAACCCTTGTGGTTGTTTGCTGCGCGATTGAAACGATTGATAAGTTCATTGCCATAGAAGATATTGTCGCCAAGAATAAGCGTGACATCATCTTCACCGATCCATTTCTCAGCAATACGAAAACATTCGGCGATACCCTTTGGCTCCAATTGAGTAGCATAAGAAATGCTCAATCCCCACTGAGAACCATTTCCAATTAGATTCTCAAATGGTGCACGATCAATGGGTGACGTGATGATCAGAATATCTCGAATGCCCGCCATCATCAATGTTGAGATTGGATAGTAGACCAATGGTTTGTCGTAGACAGGAAGTAACTGCTTAGATATCGCCTTTGTGCATGGGTATAGACGTGAGCCTAGTCCACCAGATAAAATAATTCCTTTACGCATTATACCACTCCAAAGTTTTAATTAAGCCATCATTAATATTCGTTTTCGCTTGCCAACCCAAGTCGTGTGCAATTTTAGTCGCATCCATCGAGTACCTAAAATCGTGACCTTTACGATCAGGTACAAAATTAATCCAGTTCTGATACATGTGAACTGGTTTGCCCATTAGATCGAGAATCAGTGTAACCATTTGAAGGTTGCTCATCTCAACTCCACCGCCGATATTATAACGCTCACCAGACTTAAAGTTTGCACCGATCGTGAGCAATGCCTCGCAATGATCGTCGACAAAGATCCAGTCACGAACATTTTGACCTGTACCATAAACAGGAATTGGTGTATTGTTCTTGATATGACGAATTACTGTTGGGATAAACTTTTCTTTGTGCTGTCGCGGACCGTAGTTATTTGAGCAATTAGTCACAACTGCATCAATCTTATGTGTATTCACATATGCGCGAACTAAATGATCGCTTGCTGCCTTTGATGCAGAATACGGATTGCGAGGATCGTATGGAGTCTTTTCGGTGAATGGTGGATCGTCATGAGAGAGTGATCCATAGACTTCATCGGTAGAGATATGTACGAGTTTGCCACCAAACTTACGAATACATTTTAGAATGTTGTGAGTGCCATCAATATTGGTGCTGAGGAAAATGTCATCACCAGCAATAGAATTATCAACATGAGACTCAGCCGCAAAATGAAAGGTAATGTCTGGCTCATAATCGTGATAAATTTGATCCAGTAAAGGGAGATTGCGAATGTCACAACGCTTCACGATGACACGATAGTCCTCATGAAGACCAAGAATATTGTTCGAATCTGCTGCGTACGAGTAGTTGTCAATAATAACAACTGTATCAGAAGGATGCTTTTTTAGGTGAGCATGGACAAAATTAGATCCAATAAATCCCAAACCACCAGTCACAAATGTCGTCATAAAGCCTCAATTATAATTGAATTCCTAGTTTATCATTAACTCTATTGAATGCCGCTTTACTTCTCAAATCAAACGATTCTTGTAAAATGGTATCTTTTGCTTCGATAATAGTCACCATTTTAAAGTTCGGCACACCCTTATTATCTATATCAACTTTAATGATGTTTAAATCTGGGAATAGTTCTCTTAGCATTGGCTGAAGATCATAATCTATCATAGCCAAATACTTAATAAACGCATATACCAGATTTTCTGGAGTATATTCTTTCTTTCCCGACTTATATTTTTCTTTATCATCTTGTTTTGTGGCATCGATGATAAACTTGTTCATAAATTTATTGTATGCAGTTCGATCGCTCAACTTTAAAGCAGATAAAGGTTTCTCTTTATTTTTCTCGATAATCTCAGAATCTTTTTCGAAATTTGTTTTTTTAAAGATTTCTCTGATTTCAGATATTGCTGGGAAATGATTTCCTTTTATATCTAAAATTTTACCAAATGCTACTACTGGACCAGCAAAAGTTTTTTGTTCCGCTAGAACACTTAATACTGTAAACTCAATTGGATAATCTTTTTTTAATTGTTTTTGAGCAGAATCTTTTAACTTATTAACTCTTTGTGCAATATAAGTTGGTGATAATGTATTGGATCCACCTGTCATTGCCTTTACGCTAAACCCAAAATAATATCCGTTTTGAACAAAGAAGTCAAATATAGGATAATTTTGTGCATCTGGGAAACAAATTGAATTCAACTTTTTACCAGGTTCGCCATAAGCATGACGTATTGTTCCTTTCTGAACCTTCACGCCATTTTTAGACATGAATTTATCGAGATATCTTAATCCATAGAATGGGGCAAGAAGTTCTCCAAAATCTTTTGCAACCTCAGAAGGAGAGAATTTACTATCTTTCAATGCTGATTGAAGAGAATCTGCCTTAATTCCTTTTTCACCAGAAGCATAACCCACCAACATATTCAGATATTTCATTTTTGCTGGAGTGTTTGCAAATGATTTCTTAACTTGTTTTTCTAATAGGTCAGCATAATCCCTGATTGGAATTATCCAAAATTTAACATTTGGGTGAGAAGGTAAACATAATATTGGAACATCTTTCTTTGGATAACTTGAAAGAATATCTTTAGGCTGAAGCATTCTTATAAACCTTTTTGAGAAACTTTTGCCAGACCTTTGGGTCTTGAGTCCGAAACGTTTTTCGATACATAAAGATGGCTTCACACTCTCTCCAGCCAATCTTATGAGCCGAACGCAATTTATTTATATCGAACTTCTCAGCCTGAGTTTCATATGCATGAGCATCTAACTCATCAGGATTTCCATAATACATAGCCTTCATTTTATTCTGTTTAGGTTTTGGTTTGTATTCTTTTTGCAAAAGAAATGGGCGCTGTTTCTGCTGATGTTTATGACGGTATTCATGGTGAATTGCACGAATAACCTTTACAGCCAAATTCTTAGCACCCTTCTCAGTTATGGATACTTTCTGAACATCCTTTGGGAAATTCAATTGAATGTATATGTGTTCTGGGATAATATCAGAAATTCGATTACAGTAATGTCCGTTCACAATTACATTGTGATCAGGATAGTAATCGTCTTCAAATCTTCCAGAGGAAAAGCAAACAATGAAAGGTTTGAATGCTTTGTTCAATTGACGAATCATAGTTGGTACATGTTTCTCGCCGACCCAATTTTCGGCAAGAGCATAAACCTTCTTCTCAATCTTCTGTAGTTTCATTACACCTTCAGATTCTTGAACTTGTCTGTACTACGACCACGATCAAAGACTGGCTTTGATTCTGCTTCTTGCATCACAGCATCTTGGGCTTTCTGCTCAAGATCATACAACTTCATCTTGGCTCGATCAATACCAACTGTGAATCTCTTATGAAGATTCGGATCATTATAACGATTCTTCAACTGCTTCACAAGGATCTGATTTAACTGTTGCAGTTCTTCAGTGCTTACCAGTGCAAACATAAAGTCAGCAGTGGCTGGCAAACCAAACGATTCTGAAGTATCTTCTAGCCCAGGATCCGAGTTGCTAAAGCCAGATCGAGTCGTCTGAGTTGCCGAAACAATCGGAACATTATTCTCCACTGCAAGACCACGAAGTTCTTCCGCAATCGCTTTGATATAGGTGTAGGAGTTAACATTCGCACCTGCTTTGATTCTCGCCGACGCACAGATATTTAGATAGTCGATGAAAATAATATCTGGACGAAAGTTTTTCTTCAACGCAAGATCATTGATCAATGCGCGGAAGTGAGCAGGATTCGCCGATGCAGTTGGATACTCTTTGATGATCAACTTACCCTTTACCTTCTCCTTGAGTTTACCCATGCGCTTCTCATACATATCTTTCGGCATGTTCATGAGATCGTCAAGAGAGACATTCAGAAGATTCGCATCGATTCTCTCGGCGATCTTCTCTTCAGCCATTTCTAGAGTAATGTATAGAACGTTGTAGTTCTGAACCAAGCAACTAGCAGCCACATGGCACATAAAAAGAGACTTGCCGACGCCAGTACCTGCGAGAGCAATATTAAGGGTCTTTTGCGGCAGTCCTCCTTTAGTAATTTTGTTGAAGTATTCAAGATCGAAGGGGATTCGTTTCTCGATACGATGATAGAAATCATACCGATCAGCGTAATTATCCAAAAAGTCGTGACCAATAGAAGGATCGAAACTAACCCCCAAAGCATCAGACAAAAGAGCAGGAATGCTTCCTTTGCCCCTCGCTTCATCTTTGCCATCAAGGATCTGAATACTATCCATGATAGCATTATAGATTGCCTTTTCTTGGCAAAACTTTTCTGTAGTGTCAAGAAGCCATTCGAGTTTTTGTTCTGACTTGTCACTTGATACTTCCTTGAGTAGGTCAAGAGACTTATTTAACTCAACTTCAGTGAGTTTCGTAGACTCTTTGAGAGAAATTTCAAGAGCCGCAATCGGTGGAAGACTGTTATACTTTAGGATGAACTCCTTTATTTGCTCGAATAGTTTTCTTTCGTGGCTTTCGGTCAGATACTCCTTCTTCAGAAATGGCAGAGACTTCCTCATATAAGTCTCGTTCCGAATCAGATTCGACAAGATCAAGTTTTCCGTTTTCATTAAAATCCTTCTCTAGATTTTTTATAGCATTATAAATCATACTACGCATTACGTTTTGAGTAAAGCGAATAAAACTTCTTGACTTCACATCACAATTATTAACATTCGATATAATATCAAAATCAAAAGTCAACAATCCATTTTCACCAACTGTAACATTAGTGTACTCAACAATTACACCATCATACTTTCCTAATAATTTAACCGCAAATGATCCAGGTGGACCATTTAAATCTAAAAAGAACGTATAATGTTTTTCGAGTGTGATGAACTTTCGAGCATACCAAAACTCACATTTGGCAATAAGATCTTGAATTTTATTCATGACCATCGTCTACAACCTCATCAATCAAATTGCCAGCCACTGCTGCACTGAACTGGTAGTTACTACAGACCCACTCTTTGAATTTTTCATCAGCAAGAATAGGATCCCAGAACTCTGCGCACTCAGTATCAGCCAAACGCCACTTCTTACTATCAACTTCACCAGTTGCAGTATTCACTTTGGCATACCAACCTACATTTGGCTTCGTAACATGACCAGACTCAAGTGCCATGTCAAGAAGACCACTGTACTTAGAAATGCCACCATCGAAACGAACAGTGACTGGAATCTTGGCTTTCTCACGAACATAACGAGATTTTTCTACATTGATAATAAAGTTATAACCAATTAGATCAGTGCCTTCTTTTTCTTGCTGACGACCAAGGATGTAAATGTTATCAGCCGAGTAATAAGAACCTGTTCCGCCACCAACAATATCCTTGGGATACAAACCTATTTCCTTGTAGGTGTGATTTACTACGACCATAGGAATGTCCTTTAGTGTAAGGTGTGGTGTCACCATACGGAACAGGGATTTAATTTGCTTTGCACGACTCATGTCAGCGACTGACTTGCCA